AATCATGAGTGACGAATTTCACTTAGATATTGATAAAGCATTAGAGAATGCTAAGACGACTGACCTCAATGGATTCACAAAGGATGAAAAACCTAGTGCATTGGAGACAGTTCGTATATCACTTGAGAATTGTGAGCAGTTGTGCGGTTTAGATAAGAAGACAGTATCCATGTTACTCAGTGGTGAGTTCACTCACTACGAAACATTAAATTCATCTGGAATATCCTCTAAGAAAATAGTAATAGAGTATGATATCAAGGAAAGAGATAAAGGATCATCTTAAGAAACTCAAAGAGATTAAGAGAGACCTTAAAAGAAACCCAATTGGAACACCATTACGCAAAAGGGATAGAAAATACAGACCTTCCTCTAAATAACTAGAGGAAGGTTTTCTATTATGGCAAACGTATCGTGGAGAAAATTGGGTCAGGTAAACAACAAGGGTGATATGTATCTCTTAGTTGTTTTTGATGCTATTAAAACACGTAGAGAATTACAGGTTGAGAGTCACGGTAAAGTTTTATTGACTGCACCTCAAAAAGTATATGATGACATGGAAGATGTGTTCAATGGTGATCTTCCATTTGATTCTGTTAAAGGAACTGATTCATTTAAGGAAAGATACAGTGGTGCTAAAGGAAAAGTTTTAGAAGTAAGAAAGATAGGTAAGACTAAGATAGTAGATAAGATAGGTTTCACAAAAATCTTTAAGTCACCTGAGTTTGGAAGCAATACAGGATCGGGTGCTGGTGCAAAAGCAACAGAGATGTTTGAAAGTGCTGCATGTTGGATGACTGCTCTTGCATATAAGTCTGATGGTATTCCAGATGGATATGTTTTGAAAGAATCAGACTTTGAAAGTGTGAAAGATCATGTATCTACAACTGCAACGTTGCATGAAGCGTTTATGTTTCTGAATAACAATTCAGATTGGATGACTTCTACTATTAAGACAGCAAATATACTATATTCAACCAACGAGTTTAAGAATAAGAAGTACCATTTTTATAGAGGTAAGAAGATTGTTGATGTAGTTGAGGATCATTTTAAAATTGTCAATAAGAATGAAGGTAGACCATTCTCTAACCTAAACAAGTGGACACCTGCTGATATGTACATGTGTGAGTGTAATTTTGATAACACATTGATCACAGATACAGTTAACTTTGCTGATTTGAATACTAAGATGCAGATTTTGATTGATCAGAAGAAATTGGTAGGTGTATCGTTGAAAGGTATTGGTTCTGGTAGTGCAAATATATCTAAGAAAAATTTCATAGGAGGACCAGCAAAACAACAGAGAAGATTTACTGGTATGAGAGCTAAGAGTCTCTTTGGTTCTATGGATGTATACTTCACAGCATCACCTGGTAATATAGAAGTACAGTTCCGTGCTACCGATACTGCTGGTAAGACATGGCAAGGTGAGGTCATGGGTGAATCTGCAAAGCATGGTAAGATTGGTGGTGGTGTATTGGATAATGTTTTAACGAAAGTCTTAGGTAACAACAAAGGATTGTTTGCTAAGACAGGTTATACAAAGACATCATCAATTGCATCTGCTGCTAACACATTAGATAAGAAAATTTTCAAATTGGCTACAGATAACATTGATATCTTTGATGATGATGTAGAGGTAACACTTGATAGAATCTCTGGTATGTCACCAAAGTGGAAGTTCGCTAAGTATCTTGGTCTTGTCTTTGCTGATATCATGAGAACTGCTAATACTGATGATAAGCATGACATTGCTACAAAATTATATCTGTATGCCACGTCAGAATCAGATCAATCTGCACCATATATTAAAGTTTCCTAATGGCTAACGTAACACAACTAAAACACTTAGAACATCTGGAAGATGAGATGCTTAACTATGGAGTTGCTGGATGTAAAGCATCTGTTAGTTTCTTACAGGAACTACGAAAGATGCTTGGGTGTGATAATAGTACAGGTTTCATGCAAACTAAGTGGGATGGTGCTCCTTCTATAGTTTGTGGTAAAGATCCTGCAAATGGACATTTCTTTGTTGGTACTAAAGGTGTCTTTGCAAAGACTGAACCTAAGATATGCTATGGTCCTGACCAAATTGATGAATGGTATGGTGATAAAGCAAACTTAGCTGCTGGTTTGAAACTTGCCCTAGAGTATTTCTCTCAGTTAGGTATTGATGGTGTGATACAAGGTGACTTTTTATTCACTGCTGCCACAAGAAAGACAGAAACTATACATGGTGAGAAGGTTTATACATTTACACCAAACACTATCACATATGCTATACCTGTAGACCATCCATTAGGTAAGCAAGTTGGTCAAGCTAAGGTTGGTGTGGTATTTCATACTCATTATGCTGGTGAGAAGGATGGATGGGACATATCAAGTATGTCTGCTAGACCAGGTGCTAAGGTTAAGTCAAGTAAGGACGTTGTTTGTATAGAAAATGACACTCCAATGGACAGAGTTGGGTTGAATCATACCGAAGAGGTTAAGTTTGATAAGCATGTGTCAACCATTGAAAAATTGTGTGGAGACTGTGGGTATTTCCTTGATGAATTGGTGACAAATACAGGCACAACAGGTGACGAAAAGTGGCATGTTGCATCATATTTGAAACAGTTCTTCAACGCAGAGATAAAAGCAGCACGTTCTATTACTAATGTTGATGCTACTTTTTCTAGTCTCTATAATTTTTATTATGACAAGACTAAGGGCATGCTTGACAAGATAAAGACAGCTAAGACTAAGGTTCAGAAGGCAGATCTTGTATACAAGAGTCAAAATTATCTAAGAGATAACGAATCTAAGTTTAAATCATTGCTTGGTCTGTACAAAGAGTTGCAAGCAGTGAAGCAGATGGTTATAGATAAGTTGGATAAACTTGAAACCTTTAGAACTTTTGTTAGAACTGATCAAGGTTATAAAGTTACTGGTCCAGAGGGATATGTTATGCATAAAGACGGAGATATGATCAAGTTTGTGAATCGTCTTGAGTTTTCATACAATAACTTCACGGTAGCAAAGTCATGGCGTTAAAGTGTAACAAGTGCTACTTCACATTTGGTAGGTTTCAACCACCTACTTCAGGTCATGCTGACAATTTTCGTAATGTTAGACGTGCTGCTAATGGTGAGGACTATAGAATCTATATTTCACACAGTCATGACACCAAAGGCAACAACCCACTGCCACGTGATAGAAAATTATTCTGGATGAACAAGATATTTCCAGAGCATAGGGGTAAAATATTCAGTCTTGCTAAGGCAGATCCAGTAGCATGTTTACAAGACATAATGATGGCTGGGTATGATGAGGTAGTATTTCTTGTAGGGTCTGACAGGGTTAATGCTATGCAGTGGGTGCATAAATATAACCATAAGGATTTCACTTTCCGTACCATAGAGATAAAATCTTCTGGTAGTCGAGATGCAGACGGTGATACGTTTACAATATCTGGTACAAAGATGAGACGTGCAGCATTTGCTGGTGATTTCAAGTCATTTAAGGCAGGTATTCCTAACTTAGTTGATGCTGATGTGAAACTTTTAATGGGTGAAATAGCAAATAATCTACCTAAGAATTTTAAATGAAAGATTTTAAGAAACTGAGGGAGCAAGCGATCAGACAACAGCACCGATACAAGGAGGGGTTTGCTGTTGGTGATGTTGTAATGTCTGCTCTCACAGGTGAGAAAGGCACTATCCACAGGACAGGTGTCAACTACGCTATCTGTGTCACTGAAGGAGGTGACATGTTTCGTGCGTGGTTAAAGGATATACGTACTATAAATAAATCATAGGAAACCACTTTTTAGACATGGAAAAACAGAAAACAGTTAATAGTCTTGCACACGATGATGACTTTTCGAAGGCATTAATGGAGTCTTATACAGCGTTCTTAGGTGGCGACGGGTTCCAGAACAGTACTATCAAAGAGGAAGAGATTCCTACAGGACAGAAGCAGGGTGGTACTGCTTTTGCCTCATTTGACACACCAATCGGATCAGTCCCTGCACCAGCAGAGGATTCATCAACAGGTATTCCTACTATCGAGAAGCAGAAACCTGATGATGGTAGTACAAAAGATCCTAAAGCAACATCTAATGGTGGAGAACCTGCTGTTGCACTCAAGGGTTCCATGACTATGGGACAAGGATCTATGTCAGGTGGTGTTCCTCAAACCAATGGTCAAGCAATCAACTACACTAATGTGGTTGCTAAAGAAGCTGCTGAGTGTTGTAAGAAGTGTGGTTCCTATAAGCATACAACAGAAGATTGCAAAGCAACTAAGGAAGAGGTTGAAAATTATCTTTGGGATGAGCATGCCAGAATCCTTACAGAACTTAGTGAGTTAACTAAGACAACATTTAAAGTAACAGGTGAGAAGTGGGAGACTGACGAAAAGCCTGTTATCGAAGAGCAACCTGCTGATACTCAAGT